GGTGGATCGCGGACGCGGGCGGCGTCGTGAAGATCGTGAAGACCCCATGAGCGAGCCCGAAGGGACGATGTGGGACGCCCCGAACCAGCAGGTCGTCCGTCCCGACCAGTCCGCCCCCTGGGACGAAGGCGAAGGCGGCAGCGAGAACGCCGGCCCGAAGGACGGCGACGAGCCGACCGTCGACGAGATGACGAAAGCGCAGCTCCTCAACCACGCCGGCCGACTCGGGATCGACGTCGACGACACGATGACGAAAGCGGAGATCCGCGAGGCGATCGACGAGGCCTGATGACGATCACGACCGACGAGCTGGCCCGCGTATTGCACCTCCGCACCCCCACCGCGGACCAGCTCGTCGCGATGCAACGCGTCCTCGACACCGCGACCGGCGAGGTGACGTCGTTCATCGACCGCGTCGACCCGCTCACCCCCGCGCAGCAGCAGCTCGTCGACGAGGTGATCCTCGAACGCTCCGTGGAGCACTGGCAGCAGCAGGAATCCCCGTTCGGGCTGATGGGATTGGGCGGCGACAACGTCCCCGTCTACACCAGTAGGAACAGCTTCTACCGGCACCAGCGGAAACTGATGTCGGTGAAGCAGCAGATGGGCGTCGCGTGAGCACCCTTGGCGACATCGTCGACGGGCTCACCGGCGCCCTCGGGTCCCTCACCAGCGAGATCCCGGATTTGCAGGTGTACCCGTACCTGAACCTGAACCCGACCCCCCCGTCGATCGACATCTATCCCGGCGACCCGTTCCAAGCGTCACTCGGGATGGACAGGCCGGGGATGCGGGAACGCCGGTTGTTCTTCACCGTTCGCGCCCGCGTCTCGACCGCCGACCAGGAAGGAGGGCAAGCGTTGCTATTGGAGCTGTTGGACCCGAACGGAGGTGTCGAGGACGCCCTCGTCACCGACCAGACCCTCGGCGGCGTCTGCTCGTCCGTCGCGGTCGCGGAGGAGGGCGTCACCGGCCTCCGCCAGTACGTCACCGACACCCCCACCGGGCAGTCGCTGCTGGGGTGCGAGTGGCGCGTCGAGGTCGACCAGTGACCACCCGTTACAAGGTTGTTGGGTCGACGGCGTTCCAGGGGCACCAGCCCGGCGAACTGTTCGACGCCGACCTCGACCCCGGCCTCGAGGCGCGGGCGAAGGAACGCGGCCAGCTGAAAGTCGTGAAGCACAACCACAAACAGGAAGAGGAGGAGGCGACCGCAGATGCCGAAGCGGATAGCCCTAACTGACAGCGTCACGGTCGACTCGGTCGACCTCTCGAACTTCGCACGCCAGGTCCAGTACACGAGCTCGCACGCCCGTGTCGACGTGTCGGGGTTCAACCCGACCGGCGCGAACGAGTACCTCGCCGGCCCCACCGACCAGTCCGTCACCGTCGACTTCTACGGCTCCTACGGGACCGGTGAGGTCCACGCGACCCTCTACCCGATCCACAAGAACCGCGACATCGTCGCGTTCGCGTGGCGGCCAGACAGTGCCCCTGTGTCCGCCACGAACCCCGAGCTAAGGGGGAACGTGCAGGTGTACGACTACGGCCCCGGCGGCCAGCGAGGCTCCGAGGACGCGTTCCAGGTCACGTTCAACGCCGCCGACGAGAACGGCCTCGAGTTCTTCACCACCTAATGCCGTCACGGCGACAAACGACGCAGCTCAGGGTCGAGTACGAGTCGGTGATCCGCGGGCTGAAAGAGGCCGACACCCGCACCCGCAGGGAGGTTCGCGCCGAGATCCGCCACGCCGGCGAATCGGTGCGAGCGGACGCGGGCGCCCTGTTCACCGCGCACGAGGCGAGGAAAGGACGACCGCTGTCGCCGTCCGACGCCCGCACTGCGGCCGGGTACCGCACCATCGTCAGGGCGCGCGGCGTCGCGGTCGAGCAGAAGCTCCGGCGCACCACAGGGAAGCACCCCGAGTTCGGGAAGATGCAGATGCGCCGAGCGTTGGTGCCGGCGCTCGAGGAGAACGAGGACAAAACCTACCGGGCGCTCGAGTCCGCACTCGACAAGTCCACCCTGATCTTCAACGGCGGGTTGTAATGGGGAACTGGATCACCCTGTCGGGGGTGAAACCCTACGACGGACGGTACGAGCTCGACCTCGACGAGCAACCGCTGACGATGCGGGAGTGGGGTTGGATCAAACGCCACGCCGGCTACCTCCCCGTCACCCTGACGGGGGAGTCGTTCACCGACCCGGAGCTGATCACGATGCTCGCGATCGTCGCGATGCACCGCTCCGGCACCGTCACCACCACCCAGGTCCCGGAGCTGTGGGACCGGTTCCAGGACGTCCCGTTCGGCAGTACCGTCACCATCGAAACAGACGAGACCGAGGAGGATGATGCCGGCCCTCCTCCCCCAGAGAGAAGCGCGAAGCGGAGCTCCAGTTGGGCCAGTTCACCGAACGGTTCGGAGACCCCGGCCGGCCCCCCGAGGTCTACTGGCAGCCCAGCCTCGGTTACTTCGGAGTCCGCCCCGCCGATATCGGTGAGCTGACCCCGATGATGCTCCTCGGGTGCGCGCTCCTGTTCGAGCAGATCATCACCCGGGAGCTGGTCTAAGGGTGGCGCGGAAGCTCGAAGTCGAGCTGATCGCCCACATCGTCCCCTACACCAGGGGGCTGGTGAAAGCGGCGGAGCAGACGAAGCTGTTCGCCCGCACCGTCGACGACTCCAGCAAGCACATCGGCCGCAGCCTCGCGTTCGCGACCGGCGGGTTCGTCGCGTTCGCGGGCGCCACCGAGTTCCTCCGCTCCAGCATCGACGCCGCAAGGGACGCTGGCGTTTCGCAACGGTCGCTCGCGGCGCAGATGAAAGCGTCCGGGGAATCCTTCACAGCTTCGCAGGGCCGGATCGAGAAAGCCGGGCTCGCATTGGAGAAGTTCGGGTTCACGTCCGAGGACAGTGCGAAAGCGCTCACCGTATTGGAGCGCGGGTCGGGGAGCATCACCCGCGCGATCAGCCTTCAGGGGGCCGCCGCCGACCTCGCACGCGCGAAGAACCTCGACCTCGCCGACGCAGCGAACGTGCTCGCGAAGGTGTTCGGCGGCCAGGAAACAGCGCTGCGGCGTGCCGTCCCCGGGTTGGACAAGCACGCGCACGGCCTCGACCTGATCGCGCAAGCACAGCAGAGGCTCGCAGGGCAGGCGAAAGCAGGCACCACGGAGGCTGAGCGGTTCCACGCCACGTTGCACGACACCGAGGTGATCATCGGCACCGCGCTCCTCCCGACGCTGAACAAGTTCCTCGAGTCGATCGGGAAGTGGCTGCAGAAAATGAACGAGTCGGGCCGGTTGCAGAAGGACGTGAACGAGGCCGTGAAGATCGGCACCGGGCTGTTCGACGACGCGAAAACCGCGCTCGACGGTTTGAACAAGATCACCGGCTCGACGAAGCACACGCTCGAGTTGCTGTTCGGTGTCCTGGTCGCGTTCAAGACCGCGAAGTTCGCGACGGTGTTCCTCGACCTCGCGTCCAGCATCAAACGGACGGGGACTGCCGCGAAAACGACGGAGGGGGAGGTGGCCGCGTTGCGGCTCTCGTTCGTCGGTCGCCTCGGCGTCGCGGCCGCCGTTGTCGCGGCCGGGTACGAGCTGTCGACGTTCATCGAGAAGATCCCCGGCTGGAACAGCGCTTTCGAAGGGCTCGGCGGGAAGATCTACGACGTCGCCTCGGCGCTGCACCTGGTCCACGCCGGCGGGCCGTCGTTCGCCGAGGTCGCCGCTATGGCCGCGGCCGCGAACAAGACCGGCCCGGCAGGACCGCTCGGCACACCGACCCGGCCGGCGCTGACCGGCCCTGTCGGGGCTCCGAGCGTGAACGTCCCCGGCCATGTCGCCGGGCAGACGTTCCAGAACCCCGCGCTGTCGGCGGCGCAGGCCCGCGCGATCGGGCTGGCATCGGACCCGAACAACCTAGCGCTGCTCCGCGCGCAGGCGGCGCGCGACCGGGCCGCGATCGCGTTCGCGGAGAAGCTCCGCGCCCGAGGGACGAACAGCAACGCGAAGTACGTCGCCGAGGTGACTGCGTACGCGTCCGACCTGAAACAGACGAACGACACGATCGCGGGGATCCTCCAGGCCGCAACCCAGGCCGCGGCGGACAAGACGAAGGCGGCGGCCGAGAAAACGAAAGCGGCGGCGGAGGCGGCGAGGGCCGCGGCTGCGCAGGCGCAACAGGGGCTCCTCGACAAGCTCCAACTCAACGTCGACAGAACCCAGCTCACGAAAGGGCTCCAGGACGACCTGTCGGCGTTGCAGGCGCAGAAGGCCGGTTACCAGGAGATCATCCGGACGGAGGGCGCGACACACGACCTCCTCGAGACGCTCCTCGGGGTCGAGCTCGCGATCGCCGCGAAGAAACAGGAGATAGCGGACGCCCGCGCCGGCAAGAAGCAGGCTCAGGCAGACAAGGCCGCGAAGCAGGTGCAGGCGAAGCTCGACGCCGCGAACCTGCTCGTCGCGAAATCGGGGCTGACCGAGACGCTCAAGGACGACCTGGCCGCGAACAAGAACCTCCTCGCCGTGATGAAGGCGACGGGTGCGGCCGCGATCGACATCGTCAACCAGCAGGTAGCGATCAACGGCCTGAAGGGGCAGCTGGCCGACCAGATCGCCGCCGGCAAGAAAAGCGACGACAAGGCGGCCGGCACCGCCGACCAGGCCAACCAGAGCACCCGCAGGCTGTTCCAAAGGTTGTCGGCGTCCGGGTTCGTGAACCGGTTCGGCGCCGGCCTTTCGGGAGCGCAGAAGCGCCGGTTGGAGGTCGGGTTCGCGATGACCGGCCCAGGCGGCACCCTCCCGGCCGGGCACTCCGGCCAGTTCACCGCCGGGCTCGTGATCAACGGCGGCGTCCACATGCACGGCGTCCACGACGTCGCCGGGCTCGAGAACGAGCTCGCGAAACGCGCGAAGGCGAGGCCCGCGATTAGGCGCGGTACGCGTGGCTGACCCGCCGGGCCGGGTGAACATCGCGTTCGGGCAGCCGTCCCTCCTGTACGACTGCGACTGGACCAGGATCGACGACCACCCGAACCTCGTCACGTCCTACACGATCGACCGTGGCCGCCAGTACGAGCTCGACCGCACCGACACCGGCCGCGCCACGGTCACGATCGCCGACCAGGACGGGATCCTCGACCCGACGAACGCGGACGGCCCCTACTACGGCGAGATCGAGCCGCTGATCCAGATCGCACTCGGCCGCTGGAACCCCGTCACCGACACCTGGTACACCCGCTACCGCGGCTTCGTCGAGGACTACGACTACAGCTTCGACCCCTCGCAGCGGGTGAACCGACTCACGATCACCTGCGTCGACCTGTTCGAGATCCTGTCCGCGATCGA